AAACACCTGACCGCCGATCAAATTGATCGGTTTCAGCCCGTAGGGGGCCGAGACAGTTGGATAAGCCATTTAAGGACTCCTAAATTTAAGAACCAGAACCGAAAGTGACCTTGGTTTTCTTTTCAGAGAAAAGGGGCATCCTTGGATCACTATCACGAAGGAAATTGTTGTCCACTGATTCCATTTGAGCCTTGTTCTGGTTAGCGTAATACGCTGCCCGTTGTTCCAAGAACTCTGATGGGATGCGGCAGAGCAACAGACCACCTACCTCAATGCCACCTTTGAAGGGGCCGTCGGCAGTAGCGTGCATCATTAGCTCGGGGTACTCTTCCGCTTTCACGGGTTCGTAGCCTTCGCGAAACTTTGAAGAACGATTGCTGGCGTCAGTCTGGCCCATCACGCTGATACGTACCCATCGGTGCGTCCAGCCCGGACGTGGGTCTGGGCTTGGTAGAGTCTCTGGAGGACGCCACGCTGTTGGGCGTTGCATCATCATCCGGTTATCTACATCGCGTGGTGCGCGGTTTTGTGCCTTATCGGCAACTTGAACTTTTTCCATCATCCATTCCTTCTCAGTTGAGCAACCTGTTTTGCGTATTCTTCTACGGACACCCCAAGACGGCGAGCAATCGCCACTTCTGATGCCTTTAACTTGATACGGTTAGGCGGAGTGCTTCTTGCGGCAGGAGCCACAGGTGAAGCAGGTTTTGTTGCACGGCGGGGCGTATAGTCCTCATCCGGTTCTGACGTTTTATAGGAGGAGTCGTCATCCTCATGGCTCCCGAAATACTCGGGGAATCTTTTCCGCATGGTACTGTCGATTCGCTTGAAGTAATCGTCAGTACCGATATAGTCCGCACCATATTCTTTCTGAAGCTTCTTGTCAAGGCCCATTGCAGCCATTGTCATTTCTTCGTCAGATCCAAACCAATCCTTGTTGGATTCAACCCACTTCTGCGTTTTGGGTGTGGCGGTCTGTCTGGACTGAACGGGCGGCGTGAAGTTGTCCGGCTCCTCGATTGGGCGCATGCTTTCTGCGCGGTCAATACGCAGGGTTGCCTTGGCAATTGCTTCTTGAGCGGCGGTAACTTCCTCTGAATCGCCGGACTCAAAAGCATCCTTGAACCGCTTCTTGGCGGCTTCCAGCTCGACCTGAGCTGTAGATTTGTTTTGCTCGATGAAGACTTCACTGCCAGTCTTGAGTTGGCCTTTGAGGCGCTTGTTCTCTTCATAAATCTGGCGGGCGAACTCTTCAGCGGCCTCCCGTTCGCGCAAGGCGGTTTCCTTGGCGCGGCGTTCATCGTGGTAGCCACGGGTGAACTTTTTGATCCGGGCCTGAACCTTCTCGTCATACGAAGCAAGTTCGTCGTCCGTTGGATCTTCTGGGGGAGGAGCGGCTTTACGACCACGATCTTCTGCTGGCGTATCGTCCTCAATCTCTATCTGAAGCTCTTCTTTGGCCGAAGCTTTCTCGGCTTTTTCATCGGGGAACTCGTACTCGTCCCCATCAAACTTGGGCAATGGCATAGTGTCTCCTTATGCAGCGCGGGTGATTCCACGCGGATCCTCAACAACAGCCTCGACGGAATCATCATTGATGATCCTGAACTCTCGGCCATGAATCTTCAGGCGGGTGCCTGAATTGGGGCGGACGATGACAAAGTCACCTTCCTTACAGCTCGGCCCGCTTGGGAACCGGGTAGTGTCTTTGTAAGCGTCTGGGCCAAGCTTGACCACGAACAACACTGGGGTCAGTATTTCCTCGTAGTGCATAGACTGGCTGGATTTCACAATCCCAATCTCGCTGTCCGAAAACTCTTCCATCGCCTCTGGGACAACGGTTAATACATGAAACCGCTTGGGGTCAGGCAATTGCTTGGCTTTTTGCTCTGCCGTGGTATTCAAAATACCCGACAGATCAACTGCTGCAACGTCAAATTCAGTCATCTGATGTCTCCATTTTTTGCACAAGGTCTTCAATGATGTTTTCTGCGTAGGTCAGACCAAGGATGACCCCGCAGACTTTGCGGTACTCTTCAATGTGGTCGCAGCGACCAGCAGCCGTATAAGCTTCACGCTCTTGTTTCAGCTTCTGGATCTCTTTGGCCACAACTGCTAAAAGACGGTAATCGCTCAATTACTCTCCTTTTTTCCTGCTAGGCTGGTTTCGTTGCGCTGCCCGTTGCGCGTTTTGCACGGCCATTTGTGCCCGGTTTTTAGCGATATCAGCTCCTAGCCGAACGCTGTCAAGTTCTAATTGTTTGTTTAAACGATCTTTTGCAGCGGCAGAAGTTGCCGCGACCTGCATTGCAGCGATCTCTTTCTGAGCCGCGATACGGGACTCTTCCACCCGAATTTGGTCTGCCTTGGCGGCAGCTTCCATTGCTTGTTTTTGCTGTTTCAGCTTCAGGTCTTCCATCTTCAACTGAAGTTCCTGCATCTGCATTTGGACGATTGGATCCTGCATTTGCTGCTGGGCCTGTTGTTGCTGAGCCTGCTGCATGTTTTGCTGAAACAGTTGCTGAGCAGCCTGCGCTGACATGATGGCGATCTGGTCGGCCATTTCTGGAGGAACCTGCTTGTTCTGGTCTTCCTTTGGAATAGACATACCCATGCGCTTCTCTATTTCCAAACGGTACTGGAAGCCGACATGCTCGTTTATGTGAGCCAACATGGCCGATTGGATCATCTGCGCTTGGGGATTCTGGGCAATGATCTGGGCGATCTTGGGATCCTGCATCGCCATCATGTGGACTTGAATATGGGCTTCGTGGTTTTGTTCCACAAAAGCCTTGGCAGGCTTCATGTTCAGGATGTTTTGGTTCTCCTGAACCGGGTCAGTCGGCACTGCATCATCTTCCGTTTTGACCAGTTTGTCGGCATTTTTTACGCCCAAAACCTCAATCATCTGGCGATGCAAGACTGACATGTCATACAACTGCGGCGCTTGTTGCGCCAACTGGATGACTGCTTGGTACTGGACGATCTTCTGGGCCATAGTGGCTGCGTTGGGATCGCTGACCGGGATGACATCGGTGCTGTCGTAATCCGACTTGCGGGCGGCACGGCTTCCATCTTCAGGCTCGTAAGCGTAGTCTTCGGGGGCATAGTCCGCAATGATGGTCTTCAGAAGCTTGAACTCTTGCTTCATGGAGTAATGGATGCGGGACTGGACTGCGCCCATAACCTTCAGGGTTCTTTCCAGCAGGGCTAAGGTTGTGCCAACAGGCGCATTGGCGGACATGTCGGAGACGTTCATGTCGCCAGAAGAGGCGAAAGAACGGCCTTCCTCGACGATGTTCTGGAACAGAGTAAAGAGAACTTGGCTTGGCTCTTTGTAAGGCAAGGGGAGGATGTTGTCGCGGATGGAGCCGGACGGGACATCTACATCTCGGAACTCTCCGGGCTGTATCGGTGTGTCATCACCCTTGATACGTAAGCCACGGGACTTGAGGCCGCCCGGCAGGTTGCTAAGCGTTCCTGCGTCAACCAGTTGCCGGATGAGCATCGTAGCTGACTTCGCATATCCCCCGATAAGGTGGATAAGACCATAACCATAAAATCCAAAACCGGGGATGTATTGGTAGTGGACAAAGTGCTGACGCTTGAGGTGGAGTTCATCTCCTTCATACCAGTTTCTCCGAATTGCAAGAACCTTACCCGTACCCTTCTCCACGGTGATGACGTAGGGCAGGGCAATGCCTGTAACTTCGCCATTCTTGTTGGTGTGTTCGTAGCCTTCCAGATCGATGTCCACATGCATTTCCAGAATGCGGTAGCGATCATCCTGAATGGCGGACATGCCTTGTTCTTCGGCCTTTTGCTTCTCAATGTCGTCCAGCTCGTAGGTTGGGTCGCCCAACTCGACATCACGGTAAAAACCAGCCTCTTTGAGCTTGGTTACCTCGTTTTCAGTCTTGCGCATTACATGTGTAACACGCTCCGCAGTCTCTAAACTGGCCGCGCCGTAAGGCACGACGATGTCTTCTGCGGGGATGAATACGGCCATTTGACGGCCTTTGCTGGGGTCGTAATAGACCTTTTTGAAGGCCGACCCGGCGATTGGCAGGTTCCACAGGAGCTTTTCATGCTCTGGGCGGTACTCCACCATGACATCCGTCAGTTGGTGGTTCATGTCTTCCTGAACTCGTTCTGCGGCTTCTGTGGTCTCTGGGGTTTCTTTGCCGATGATCTTGGTCTTGACCGGGCCTTGGGCGGGGAAGGTCTCCATGATCCCTTCAGCTTGGAAGCGGACAACTGACTCGGTCAGCATGGGGTGGAATACACCGCAGGCTCCCTGCCAAGGTTCTGTACGCTCTTCGTACTTGAGACCGAGGAGCTTCAAGCCCTCTACGTAGGTCTGGATCCAATCACGGCGGTCGCGCTGGTCTTTCTCAAAATCTTCAATCAGCTCAGACCCAAGGGAGTCAAGGGCGCTGTCATCCATGAAGTCGGCAAGGTTGGCGTCAAAATCTTCGGCAGTTCTTTCTTCTGGCTCCATGTGAATGGACAGGCCATCCATATTGATGTCAACTGCGTCGGGATTCTCAATCTCAATCTCAATGTCTGGGCCAGCCAGATCGGATAAGCCTTGAGGAGCTGCGTATAAACCTTTTTCCATGATGCATCCTTAAACTGTGTAGTACCGCTCTGATTTGCGGCCTTTGAAATATCTGACCTCTTCTTGTTCGTCGGAATCAATCCCAATGAACCCGCCCTGCCGGTACCGGATCAACGCCTGACTGGTTGAGTCAACCAAGTCATCGTTATCCCCATTTGGGAATGAAGCAAGCTCTTCCATCAACTCATCGGCCCACCGGGTCTCTGGACACCAGACCACGCCGGAGGCAAACAAGTCAGAAATAGCGTTTACACGCGCTATCTTATCGTTTCCTTTGCTTGGTGTGTACTCCGAAAGAGGGATCCCCATCATCCGCAGCTCATAGATCAAGGGAGCCCCGGCGGCTTTCTTCTCGACGATCAATGTGTCAGGACTCCACTCCTTCCACATCTCAAATGCTTTTTGTTTCAACTCAGGGAATTCCATACGTTGTTTAAACGAGTCTAAAGCAATGATGTTCGGCTTCAGATTGCCATGTTGGTCGGCATGTTGGAAGACTCCCCATGTGGTGCAGGCTGAATAGTCGGCCCGGTTGTTCTTTTCAAAGGCTGTATCCCAAGACTGGATGATGTAATCGCAGGGAGGCGGGTTTTTATCCGGCCAGATACGCCACATATCCCGCTTGATGATTGCGCCTTCGTTGCCGGTCGGGTTTTGTTGGTACTGCGCTTCCCATTTGGCGGTGGGAATCTCGGCTTTGATGGCTTCCAGCTCTTCTTTTTTCCAGAATCCGGGCCATAGAGGGGTGCCAGAGGGCAAAATTGCCGGGAATTCAATCACTTCCCAGTCATCTACGCCGCCTTTTTCCGAATTTTTGATGATCTGGCCGGTCAAATCCCGTTTTGACCACCTTGTCATCACAATAATGATGGCTCCGCCGGGCTGGAGACGCTGGCGAGGCCCGGATGTGTACCACTCATACACACCATCAAAGACTGCGGGGTTGTTTTGCCGGGCTTCTTGCTCAGAATGCGGGTCATCAATGATCAATACATCAGCACCCTTACCGGTAACAGCACCACCAACACCAATAGCGAAGTAATCCCCGCCTGCGTCAGTGTTCCAGCGCCCTGCGGCCTTTGAATCAGAGGAGAGCTTGGTCTGGAAAACCTTGGAATAAGCCTCTGAGGAGACCAGATTACGGACTTTCCGGCCAAAACCAACAGCCAATTCTGCGGTGTGAGCAGTCTGGATGATCTTCTTCTGTGGGTATCTGCCCAGAAACCATGACGGCAGGAGGTAGGAGGCAAACTCTGACTTGGTATGCCGGGGAGGCATGTTGATGATCAACCTCTTCAGAGTCCCATTGGCAACACGCTCAAAAGCGTTTGCCATGATTGCATGGTGCTTGCCGGAAATAAACCCGGGCCACATCTGCGTGACGAAGTACAGGAAGTTCTCCTTGCACCGC